GGGATGTTGTTCAGGCCAAGCAGCTCCATGGCTTGATCCATGCGTTGCTCCCAGTCCTTCCGTGCCTCAAGGTCAACGTCCACCCACTCGATGATGTCGTTGGCCAGCTTCGTCAGATCAGTGTTGTCTACGTCGTAAACGATATTCGCTGCGTGTTCGTCGCTATCATCCTGTGACATGCGAGCTGCGCCGGGATTGAAGTCAACCACCGCATTATCGCCTCGACGCTGTACCGATACGCCATCTTCGGTGGTCGTATTGATAGACTGCTCGTCGTCCATTGGCATCTCTGAGATACGAGGTGCGTCATTAAAGTTTGCGGCCATCTATCAGGCTCCTGTTCTAATCCCGCCACCGTACATGCGGATCGGCGCGTTTGCATAGTTCATAAGGTTGTCGTTGTCGTCGTCTTCATCCAAGTACTCTGCACTCCAGCGCTTACGTAACCAAAGCAGAGCCATGGTAACAGTATCCACCATGTCGTCATGGTCGTCGGCTGGATAGTTGCCGCACTGCTCAATCACCTCTTCGGCCCAGTTGCGCTTCACATAGAACACGCAACCACGCTCCAGCACCAATGAGGCAGCGTGTGCGCGAGCAAACTTTGAGTCGCTGACCTTGATGCGTGATACTGGCAGGTCTGAGCGCCTGAGTTCCTGTGCCAGCGAGTGCCCTGATGCCTTCTTCTCGATCAGTATCTTGTCAGGCTTCCACAGCTCTGCCGCCTGCTTGGCGTTCTCTCTCAGCTCTGGGAACTCCAGCCTGCGATTCATGCGCTCCAGCAGGATCATGCACAGTCGCTTCTGGCCCTTGTATCTAGCTGTCCATGGCAGCTTGGTGTTAAGCCGCTCTTCATACTCGAACACACCCCACGTAGTACGAGCGCTGAAGTCTGACTCTTCGTCCTCTTCAAAAGCCGTGTCGTAGCACTGCACCACGAAGTCGATCTGCGGCAGCTCTGGTTCAACCCACTCGCGCCAATGCTCGTTCTTCAGGATGTTGCCACCCTTCGCTGATGGGTTCTGCTGAATCTGCGCCTCGAAACCACGCTCGGTCAGCTCATAGGACAGCTTAGCCATCTCTTCTGGCCCAAACCTGTCCGGTGTCAGCAGCTCGTTTTCTTTCTTGCGTGGGTCAATAAAGATTACTTCATCTTTCTTCAGCGGCTCGACATGATCACCAAACGTGAAGATGCCGTCGTCACGTGCTGGAATGATGCGCTTGCTGTCTTTCTTTGCCTTGGTGATACAGCGGTTCTTCGGTATGAAGTACCCCGGCAGGTTGAGATGCACCCAGCCTCCCGATGCCAGCACATGACCCGGCAGGTCCTTGTGATGGCCACGCTGTGCAATGATTACACGGCCCAGCTTCTTCGGATCGTTGCCACGAGTACTCATGACATCTCGCCACCAGTCGATCACGCCCATACGCACAGTGTCAGAGTTGATCTCTTTCATGTTGTGCGCGTCATCAACTACGATGCGGTCGCCACCCTCACCCGTTGCTGTACCACCTACCGATGTAGCCAGCCGGTAGCCGTTGTGATCATTGTCGAAGCGGCCCTTCTGATTCAGGTCAGAGCTGAGCTGGAAGCTGTCGCTGAAGTTTTGCTCATACCATGGGGATTGAATCAGGCGACGACACTTCACCGAGTCGCGAAGAGTCAGGTTGCTTGCGTACGTTGCAAACAGCCACTGTGTTGATGGGTTCCACGTCCACTCCCATGCAGGCCACATCACTGCCACGATGGTGGACTTGGTGTGGCGAGGTGGGATGTTAATCACGAGGTCATCTATATCACCCAGTGATACATACGTGAGGTGTTCGCAGATAGCATCGATATGCCAGTCGCACTTGAACTCCTTGCCCGGTTCAACTGTCTGCCATGCACCACGAACGAACTCGCGCAGGTCACGCTTCATCTCTTCGGCCTGAATCTGCGTCCAGCCGTAGTGAAAGTCTTCAGGGCTTTCAAACTGTGGAAGCGCTATCGTCATTACTTCAGCCCGAAGAATTTAGCGATGGTTAGCACCTTCGTTTGCATGAAGTTGCCGAATGTGCCAGCGGCGTTATGGTCGCTGGTTGCTGCGTCCCACACTGCTGTTGCTGTTGTTGCCGCGTTCACCAGCTGATTGACCACGGTCGCCCCTATCGAGCTGTCCGTCAGGTTTCCAATACCCCTTACCACGATAGTCCCTGCTGTTACTGTCGAGTCGAGGATGACCTGTCCAGAGTTTAGGTCGATTGATACGTTGTCTGCGCCGGTCTTGTTTCTTAACTCCACGCCTCCTGAGTAGTTCCTCATCAACAGGTCGCGCCCTGAGCCACCGTAGTCGATTATCGGTGTCGATGTCCCGGCTACTCCCGACCAGCAGTCCAAGATGTTTACGTCCGACGAGCCACCCAGAGTAATGGTTCCAGCTTCGATCAAGCATGACTGTATGGTTCCCTCCACAAATGATAGCGGCGGCTGGATAACGCAGTCCTTCACCACGCTGTCGCCATCGAGTACGCCAGTGAGTGTTGCTTCACGGAACTGCGACATGATGACATCAGCGCCAGTGTTGATGGTGATGGTGGTGATGTCCGGGTCCTGACCTACGATACGCAGGCCGCTCACATCATCTCCAGTATCCAGTGTGGCGCTGCCTATTACCTTGATCTCAACAAAACCCAACGCAGCAGCAATAGCCACAGCGTCAGGGAAGTTGTTGACCGGCTGAAGTGGTGTGCCGTTCGGATAGTCCGTGCCGACATTACCTGATGCGGCCTCGTACCAGACTGCATTCTGATAGGTGCTGTACCTGATCTCTGTCAGCTCCTGAATAGTCGCGGAGCTGGACGTAGTGAGAATCACCTGCGTTCCCCATGTTGGCAGGATGGCAGGGATCGATATATCTACCTCGTCTACTGCCACGAGGTTGCCACCGGACGTGCGCACCTGCGTGATGTTCCACAGGCTGTAGTCATCGGCCAGATCGAACTCGTTGTCCGTGCCGTTGACCAGTGTCTTGGTCTCCAGCGTGGTGGCATCGATAACACGCACCACGTCAGTGACGGAGCGATCCGTCCAGTTGATGATATATGAACCCGGCTGCACCCCGGCTGCGATGAAGTCAGCGCCGCTATCTGCGAAGGTAATCCTGTTGAGAACACTAGGTGGCCCGGATGCTGTCGTCACCGTTCCAGTCGCGGCAGGCGTGAATCGAGCCTGAAACGCAAGTTGCAGATTCTGCTGCTCAACCGTGATAGCAACCAGCGTACCGCCACCGAGGTCTTCCTTGCCTGATGCTTGGATCAGTGAGGGGAAGCCCATGTTGACGAAATCGTCTTCCAGAATTCGTAACGTATCCACATGGTCCTGCATTACGATCTCGGTCGATGGAGCAGCAATCTCCACGTACCGAGGATCGGTATCTTGAACCAGTGAGAAGTCGTTACGTACTGCCATTAGCTACCTGCTGCCACAGCCCCCAATGCCGCCAGTTCCTTATCACGCTGCTTGCACAGGGCGACCGTCTCCGAGTGTTCCTTGATGGACTCGTCTTCTTGAGCAATTACATCCTCGAAGCGCTCAATAGCCTCGTGGTCCTGCTCGACTTGCTGCTTCAGTGCCGTCTCGTCCCAGCGACCCCACTCAGTAAAGATTGCCTTGCGTTTCTCAGAGGCTTCGACATCGAAGTCATGAATCTCGCTCAGCATCTTGTCACGTACCCCGCAGCGCATAATCAGGCTCTCATACTCATGGATGCGAGCGCGGGTTTCCGAGATCATCTTGCGCATCCGGTTCTTGTTCTCTTCGCACTCGTTGATGCGAGACACCAGATAGTCGATACGCTGCGATGGATACTTCGCGTTGACCTCAGCAATCTGGTTCAGGCGCTCTGTTTCCTGCGCCAGAACCAGCTGCTCTTTCGCGTCGTTGTTAGTACCGAGGGGCAGCTCTTCGATCTTCTTGCCTTTCAGCCTGATCGAAGACACCCCTGTCTGCCCCACGTTACTTGTCATTGCGGTCTCCTTAGACGGCGATGGTGTCGTCCTGCCTGACCACTGTCACGGTCACACCGGAATCACCAACTGTTGCGTTCTGAGTGAACGGTAGAATTACCTTGCCCTGACGAACATTAACTACCACACCGAACGGCGATGCCGGGGTCTTGACGATGGTATTGGACGTACTCGTCGTCGTTGCCTCGGTATCGATGATCAGGTCATGGATGTTGTCGTTCGTGTCGTAGGCTTGGATCGTCTCGTTGATGGTGTAGGTATCTGCTGACACGAAACCACCTGCGCCGAACAGCAGCTGGATCACCAGCGAGTCTTCGTCGGTCACGCTCACCACCTCGTAGGTGGACGTGCGAGCGGCGACGTAGATCAGCATTCCCGGCTCAACACCCTCGGTCACGAACGTAGAACCCGTGTCCTCAAGCGCTGTGTCGGACGTGCCAGCTGTTGCCGTTCCCGGCGTGATCGGCGTTAGGGTGAACGTGCCACCTGCGCCAGTGGTTCGGCTGTCGTACTTGTAGTGATGCTCCTGCTGCTCATCCACTGCGATGACCCTGACCCACGCGGCATCAGCAACCTCACTGTCGATTGAGCCGCCGACCGTGATCGAGGTGGCCGATGCAGTTGTGGCCGTCATGCCACCGAAGCGATCCTTGTTGATCACACCAGCGGTGCCGGTATCACGTGCCAAGTACACCCGGTCGAAGCCTGCGGTGTTGTCCACGAGGATGGTAACCGTGTTCGGCGGCGTGCGCAGCGTACCGAGGTCATCCGTCAGCGTGTATGCCTGCGGTGCAGCATCGATGCCAGTGAACAGCACACCCGGTGCGCCGAAGATCGTCGTACCGGTGAACGTACCCAGTGGGCTGGCTTTCGGTGAGCTGATCGATAGCGAGGCACCACCAGCGCCACCCGTGTCGATGGTCGCCTGATCAGCGCCTTCATCATCTACCACGTCGCTGTCAACCAGCGACTCAAGCGAGGTCTGCTGGTCTGTGACCGTGATGTACGACTGCGCCACATCCTGACCCGTGCCAGTCTGGTTCGAGCCGATCAGTCTGGCTGTCCAGTTACCACCGACCGTCTGCGTCAGGTCGTCGCCTTCTGTCAGCGAGGCTGAATGCGACACCGTGTAGTACAGCGCCTCGATACCTCGATACGACTCACCGGGAATGTTGACACCAGCACCGAACAGGTCGGCCTCGTCAGCGCCGCGCCTCGTGACGTACTTGATGCGCTCATACACCTTGGCCGGTAGTACGTTGGTCTGTGCGTTGACCGTGATCGAGAAAGGCTCTGCCGTGCCGTCACCGTCGAAGTCAGACGTGGTGCTGCCCACTGCAATGGTGACCGTGCCGCCTTCGCCAGAGGTTGCGTCAGTCGGACCACCAGACACCGCTGTCTCGTTCGAGCTGAGCGTCAGCGTGCCTGTCTGGGCAATGTCTTCGATGACATCGTTGTCTGCGAATGCCACGAGGTTACCGGTGCGGTATCCCTCGATGGTGTAGTTCGGGCCTGTGCCACTGATTGCCGTGATCACACCTTTCTGCGCGGGGTCTGCTACCAGCTGGAAAAGGTCGCCTACTGCTTGGGTCCATGCGCCTGTCTCAGCGTCCGTGGTCACCTGCAAGTAGCCAGTGGTGTTGTTGATGTCCGGGCTTGATGCCAGCGGGAGTGCCGAGAAGCCACCACCTGCGACGTTCAGTCGGAAGTTGTCGTACAGCGAGGTGTAGCGTCGAGCAAAGACCTCAAGGTCAGAGTCGGCAATACCAGTGGTTGCCGATATCGATGCCGCCTGCAAGTGCGTCCTGATCAGTACCGAGATGATGCCCAGAGACACGTTCGGATCAGTTGCCCAGAACTGGAAGTTGCCTTCCCAGTCCGTGAGCTTGAAGCGGTCCTGATAGACGTAGACCTCAGTGGCTGTCGGTACGCTACCGATAGCCTGAATGGCCGTGTAGCGGGTGTTGCCGATCAGGGCGTTGCTGGAGCTGGATGCTGACATGGTGCCGCCCGTGACAGCCAGCGTGCCCGTGCCATCGAACACGTCGCCCGTGGTCGGAGTCGAGTCATCCGGCCTGATCCACACTACCGTGGTCGTGCCATCTGGCAGCGTCTCGTAATCCAGCAGCGTGCCGGTATCACCCGTGTCGCCCTGCGTGATCAGCCTGCCGATGTCGCCAGCAACCGGGGCTGTGCCGCCTGTCCACTCGACGCAAACAACACCGTTACCTACTGAGTCAGGCGATGCCGTGTACGACCAGTCAGCGGTCCATGTGCCTTCTTTCAGCCACTCTGTCGAGGACCGAGGCATGAAGTATTTGTTCTCCAGCGTGAAGGCGTTCGGCGTTACCGGCAGTGCCGGGTTCCTGAAGCCCATGGCCGTGAACTCGTCGGCTGCATCAGCGATAGCTGAGTACAGGGCCAAGGACGAATAGATGGTTGCGCTTGCGCCAGCAGCCCTACGCACCATGCGCATACCAGTGGTCGCTGTGCCAACCGTCTCGTCCTCAAATAGTATTTCCCAATCACCATTGAGAATTGCGAGGGTAGACATTATTGATCTCCGTTAGAACGTAGAAATTGTGTCCACGGCCTGCGTGAGCGTGGCGGTGAGACCAGAAGATGTAATCGTGCGCTGTAACACGCCCTGTGGTGGTATTGGGAGATAGCGCGTCACGTCGAGTGACGACCATCTGCCGAGTGCTTGGTTTGGCGTTCCACCAACGGCGCTAACCCTTGCACGTAAATAATAGTACGGCCCCTGCGAGTTCTCCGTACTTGTAGCCCAGTCTGTCGGCTGTGTCCATGTTACCTTGTTGAGACCGCTGTTCTGGAAGCTGTTTGTTCCGTCTGTTACTGCTGACAGCGCAGTCCATGCGCCATTCCAGTACTCCCACGTGATCGTCTGACCCGTGTCGGTGCTGGCGCTGGAGACATTGATCTTGAGACCCGCTGGCTCTTCCGGGTGACCCCAGTAGTAAGCATCGCCTGTGGCCGGTGTGGTCGGCGTGAGCGTCATGTCATCGGTCGTGCCGCTGTTGGCTGCGGTAGTCTCATCTGTCTGCACACCACCGTCATCCGCGATGGCTGCGGTAGGTAAGCCTTGGTTTCGTGCGGTAATCAGCGTATCCAGACCACTGGGGTTAAACGCTGCCTCGTAGTTGAAGCCTGTATCCTCCAGTGCGCCTGTGCTGTCAGCCAGCCCTTGCAGGATCACGTCACCAGCTGTGATCGTGCCTACTGTTTCGTTAGCCAAGACACTGATCGCTGTGCCCTCGGCCACGCCATCCACTCTGACCGTCACCGCATTGTTGATCGTGGTTGATGCACCTGCGCCATTTCGCACTGACGGCGTGTCGCCACCGTTCTGCACGTTGATGGTTACTGCGCCGCCTGAGTTGTTGTACACGGCAGCATCAGTGCCTGTGCCAGTGTAGCCAGCTGAGAAGGTGAAGTTGTCGAAGTCATAGGTGCCGGTTGCCGTGATGATGATGGCATGGCCCGTACCGTCCGAGTTGAAGATGACGTTGACGAGGTTGTTGCTGTCGCCTGCCGTATCCAGCAGCATCGCCCCATCAGCATTGAATGCGCCATTGAACGTCCAGTCTGTGCCGTTGCAGCCGTTCGGCGCTACCTGATCGCAGTTGTTGAACGTCACGACATCGTGTGTCTTATTTACGTCTTGAGCTGGGAACGTGATGGCACCAACGCCATCCAGCGTCACGTTGTCCCAGTCAATGGCATCGACGTTAGCATCACCGACCGTGAACTCAGCCCTTGTCCCGGTGTTCACGATAACGAGGTTGGTCCACGTGATGTCTATCGTGTCAGTAGCATTACCTACAATGCGCATCGGGAAATGCGTTGCGCCTACTGCTCGGCCACCCGCGTTGTCACCGACCCAGAACCACTGCTCATCTGTCGCTGTGAAGTACACGTCAGCGTTGGCTGTCGGCTCACCCCACTCTGTTGGTGCAAAGAACGAAAACTGCGACCCCAGTGGGTTCGATACCAAACCCCAACCAGCGGTTACGTCATCGCCCTGCACATCGGCCATGGTTTCTGGTGTGCCTACTGTGCCGCCATTGATGCGCAGTCCATAGCTGCCGTTCGCATGGTAGGTCATGCGGTCCAGAGCGAGGTTGGCGACGTTGCCCTGTGCCTTAGCGTTATGGAACGTGCCGATGCCGAACCCAGTGATCGCCGTCTGGTCAAGGTTGGCTTCACTGCCTGCATAGACGGCGAAGTTGGTGCCCGGTGCCGCAACAATCTCAGAGACATCGAGCTTGTAGACGTTGAAGAACGGACCAACACTGATGCCCTGAGCGTTACTGCCACCGACCGAGTACCCAATCCTGTCCGTGCCATCATCCAGCAGAATCTGCACACCACGGTTGGCGAACGTCTGAGGCAGTGAGTCTTTGAGCAGCACGTAAGCCGTGACATCGCTCATGTTGATGTTGAGCGCCGTGCCTGCCGAGTTGGTCGTGGTGTACAGCTCGTCGTCGTTGTTCGAGTGCTGCGCCTTTACTGCTTGCGTGCCCTCGTAGAATTGACCGGCGAGCGCATCGTCGCCAAGACCCGAACCAGAGGTCGAAAACGTGACTGTGTTGTCTTCGCAGTCGTTGATCTCTGTTCGTAGGTCTACGCTCATTGCCCGTACCAGTAACTCAGTGCGATGGCTGCTGCATTGATGCCGTAAATGTCAGTGCTGCCCGGTGTTGCTATATGGTAGGTCTCTGCTGGTCTGGCCAGCGCCATGTTGCCACTCTCGGTGTTGCCGAGGATCAGCGCGATGTCACAGTCGCGTGGGATGTCAGCTATGTTGTTGTGCCCGGTCGGCTCAAGGAATACGCGCGTGCAGTCAGCAGGGAGTACGGCCATCGCCTGCTTGATGCTGTCAGCCTGATCGAACGTGTAGCCGTCACGAACATGACTCGATGGCGTGAAGATGAAGCGCATGTCAGCTGGCTGGTTGGTGAACGCACCTCTCAGCTGTCGCCACATACGCCACTCCAGCTCCCACGACATCTGGCTGGTCTCCCACGGTGCGATGATCGTGATCACTTCTTGTTGCTGCCCTTATGGTGTTGGTTCTGAGTCAACCTGCCCAGCCCAAACATCAAACCCAGAGCCAAGCCGAGTGCGTACCTCAGCCTCGGTGTCGTAATGCTCATTGATGGCGGTCACCACGTTGTCTATTGTGAACTTACCCCTGACGAGATAGCCCTGCCCAGCATCCAACGCTTCTACCTCGACCTTAAAATCATTGCCGTTTGCCATGTGCTGTTCCTACGAGTAAATGAGGCTGAGACGCTGGTCCCAACGGTTGTCAAATGAGTCATCGCCATCAGCATACAGAATCTCGATGTCACCATCGCTTTGCAGGGTCAATCGCTGCACCCTCCACGCTGATGTCGATTCTGTTGTGCCGGGTAGCGCCTCGCCCTTATATGTCACCTCTGGTGATGCGGTGGGGTCTACCGTGTCCGTGCGTAATGTCAGTGCCACTTCGCTCAAGTTCCCCTGTAAATTCCAGACCCCAGCCACCTTCGTGTAGATGTCGCTGCTGTCCGTGTCAATGTACTGGTCGCCATCGCTGCCAAGACCAGCGCCGGGAGCGCCAACGCCCACAAGGATGCTGTTGCCATCAGCACCATTAGCACCGGGAGCGCCAGCTGCACCAGCAGGACCAGATGGACCGGTGTCGCCTGTGTCTCCCTTCGGGCCTCGTGGTGGGGTGTCTGAGATAAGGCCAGCCGCATAGCCCTCTTCGTATGCAGTCCAGCTCTTGCCAACGACAGAATCATTGTAGGGATTGCCGTTGCCACGCCCGAACAAGGCATCGTTGAAGCCTGCCTCGAACGCGATTCTTGATTGTCCCGAATATGCCATGACTCCCCAATACACACAGGGCTGCACGTAGCAGCCCCTGATCTTGAGTCGCCACCCATTGGTAGGGACTTTTCAGGTGCAGTTTATATCACTGACAGGTGAAATGTCACCACTCAGTGCCATGTCATCAAGCCTTCCTGAATACGTGCTACGTCGTCTTCAGTGAGACCAAGGGGTGGCTCAAGGACATTGTAGTGTCGTACCTCGAAGTGAGTACCATGGTTCGTGATCACCAACATGTCACCCTGCTCTGGTAGCAGCTCGTACACATTCACCGTCCCGGTTTTCTCATTGATGATGCCCATGGGCGGCATGATGTCCCAGCTTTCAGGGTCAAGCAACTCGCTCCAGCGTACTATTCCCCCCATCTTCCCCCCGTATTTCATCACTCAGTGTGAACCTTTTATCGCTTCCTGTAATTGCTGGACAGATTTGGGTGGTATATGACTGTCCTCCTGCTCTGTGGCCGCCATCACCTTCAGTGCGGCTCTGGCATAGTTGCCTATGCGGTAGTCAAAGGCCACCATTTCGTTAAGGATTTCTGCAAATTTCCACACCTTGACGTTTATCGGCAGGGGATTGTCAGCGTCAATGTTCTGCCGCATCCATTCCAGCACTGCATAGTCATCGTTAGCGTCTGTGAATGGGTCGAAGTCTGTCTCCTGCTCTGTGGCTGCAAGTAGTTCCATTGCCACATCTACATGAGCGTCAATGAACGGCTGTTTTTGCGGATAGCAGCATTCCGGTATGTGCGGCTGTAGGTTCATTAACTCGTCATGTGCCGCCTTAACCACACCCTCAAGCGCCTCGACTCTGGCACACTTTTCAGAATACCTGTCACGCATTTCTTGACCCCAACCATTGGTTACGTCCATGGCTTCGTGCAGGCGCTCGATCTCAGCTTGATGTGCTTTGCGAAGCCCATCTGCTAAATCAAAGGCTTCAGTCAGGCGCTCGTTCACGGCCAACAGAGCATTGTACTTATCGCATACCTGCTCAATGCTTAGCCCCTGTTCCATCCTATCCATTACCTTGTCGCCTGTCTCTTTGCTCCACGGGTCACCCATCACTGTCTCCCTGCTCTGTGGCTGCTACGATTCCACCTCCCTTGCATCGCGGACACATAATACCCTCAACCATGCCGCCACTTGATGCACTACAAACTGGTGTAAGCAAACCGATGTCTGCCTCAAGCACCTCGACTCTGGCTTGCAGGCGTTCGATAGTTTCCTGCTGTGTGATACCCACGTTTCGTAATGTCCTATTTTCAGCAGCCAGTTCCGCTATGCGCTTCTCCCCATCGGCTACTAGGTCTACCAGCTCTCTCAGGTGCAGGATGGCAGGCTTCAGAGCCTTGGCGATCATGTGCCGTCCCATGTGTGCGCTGGCTCTGGTGATCAGGTTGCGCTTCTCCAGTGTGTCGTAGTCACCGATGCTGTCTTCTATGGGTATCTTGAAGCCTTCAAGGGGTGTGAATACGTCTTCAGGGTAAGCATCACACCAGCCGATCAGTCTGTTCAGTTCCTCATCGAAGTCGGTCTCGTCCTCGCTGAAGTCCATAATCTCTGCTGCAAGGTGCTTAGGGATTTGTATCATGTGCCTATCTTCCTCTTCAGTCTCAGCTGCATGGCAAAGCCAAGGCCCGGTACTGGGCTACCCAGCTTCCAGCCAATCCAGAACTCGCTGTACTTGCCGTCACCGTTAAGCCACACCCTGCGATAGCCGCACTTCCAGTCCTTCCTGACATAGCGGTAGGCAGAGTCCTGACCTGTCAGTGCCAGTATGTTGCCTGCTTCCATTGGCACGTCTATAGACCAGTTAGTCTCCAGCCTGTCCAAGTCTCTCCACGTATTCACGTCAGTAAATACAAAGCGGAAATTGTTGAATGGGTTGCGCACGGCAAACCACCAGAAGCGCGGCCAATAGCGGATGAACCACGGATGCTCTCGCTTCAGCCACCATTCCGGGCATCCTTCTTCATCGTTGCCCCACACCCACAGGAAATCAGGCCAGTGTTTACTGTGATCTCCGGGCACCACGGTCATGTGCTGGGTCGCCAAGGCTATGGGCACCATGATCAGGCCAAGCAGAACCCCGGCGATCTTGATCAGCACCATGGGGATGAGCAGCAATATGGCGATGACGTTCATTCCTCGTTTACCGTGGTCACGTCGTACCAGTCCCACTTGCCATCCGTGTAGCTGTACTCCCAGCGTTGCAGGATGCGCTTGACGCTCGGGTGGCCGGGGTCACTACGGTCATGGCGCTGTACGAAGCGCAGGTCGCCACCGCTCGCACCATAGTTGCCGTAGTCTGGATTACTTGCCACTTGGTGCTTCCTCTTCCATGATCTGCCACTGGAGCGCCCAGTAACTGTCCCCTAGTTTCTTCTTTGCACTGCGCTTGCCGCCAAGGGTCTTGATCAGCATTGCAACTGCTTCTGATAGTGCCATCGTTTTCTCCCGTTCATAGGTCCCATTCCATGTATGCGGCTACCGCTGCCTCGTCAGGGTCTGCGCCCTTGCTTCTGGCTGTGGCGTAGGTTGCGCACCATTCAACTTGTAAGCCAAACCTCTCGACTACTGGATCAGACAGCGCATCCCTGACTTTCGCCATGTCCTGCTCGTCAACGCCATAGCCGCCAGATGGCATGTGTTACACGTCTTCGATTACAACGGCAAAGTCGCCACGGCCAACCGGTGCGCCAAGCACCTGACCTGTCGCGAACATCGGCGCTGAGCGTCGGCCATCCGTATCAATGTGAACCAGCTCGAACTCATAGGCTCCCACGGCAATGCCGTCCACGATGAACTGCGTCTCGGTCGGCGGGATGCCCACAGCCGGTGACCAGTTGTTGCCGCCATCGGCTGATGTTCTGATCTCACTGCCCAGCAGCTCGGTTGCTGCGTCGAACGGTGTGCCGCCATCACGTTCTACCGGTTGACTCCATGATGCTATCGCTCGTGCCATCGTCTATCTCCACTCTAAAGTTTCTGGCCACTGGTGGCCCTTTGTCATCGCAGAACCAGCCGAATCGTCGGCATAGCCAGCGCCTTATTGCTACCCACATTCCGCTACCAGCATTACTGGTCTGGCTGTTGACCCATCTAGCCACGTGTAGCTGCCTTGCGGTACTCGGTAATACCCGTTCGCACTCTGCGTCACGTCACATTGGGTGTCAGCATCCATGGTAGCCATGGGGATCATCCACCAGCCGGTACTGATCATGACCGGCTGATACGCGGTGCTTCCTGCCAGTGCCTTGAACTCTGTCACCGTCTTCACGACATTGGTGGTCGTGCGAGACTCTACTGGGTCCAAGTTCTCATCCAGCACGTAAGCGGTAGCGACGTAGGTGTACTCTCCCGGCAGCTTGCCGGTCAACGTCACAGAGGTGAGTGCAGGATCGCTGGTCTCAGCTACCAGCTCATAGACACGAATGCCCTTGAGGTCTGGTAGTGGACCAGCGTTGGTGCATTGCTCCTGCTCAACCGGGTTCGTCCAGCTAAGCGTTACCTCTCCCGCATGGACCAGCGACGCTCCCCATGCCAGCCACATCACCACGCAGAACGTCAGGGCTATGAACAGATAGCGTATCTTCCTGTTGAAGTTCTTCAACCCGTTCTCCATATTTGCGCACCATTCGCTCGACCTCTTTGTTGTCACGAGCGATCATCACGCAGTCGTCACGCTTCAGTGCGTGTTGTTCCCATTCCTTCCCGCGTATCTTCATGTACGCAATCAGGCTGCGTCTGGCTGCGTCCCTCACTACCGTCTTACGGTGATGCTGGAGCTTCCATTTCTCCATCCCATGGAGCTTCTGCTCTTCCTTGCGAATCGTCCTCGCTTCGTCTGCGAGGTTCTTGATCTTGATTTTCAGTTCTACTGACATGTGTTTCTCTCCAAAATAAATACGTATGAAGTGAGTGAACGATTGCCGGGTCAGGCAACCGCTCCACATGTCTACGGGGGTCCTCTACATTCACCAGAACCTGTTCATCGTCTGTCCTTTCCTTTGTTGTTGGAGTCGCTGCCCGGACTCGAACCGGGACCGCTGGGATTGAAAGCCCACCGCTCTACGCTATTTGAGCTACAGCGACTTGTTGTTCACTTGTCTCGGCAGTGCTTGTTACGCTTCATTCCACCATGGCCAGCAGGACCACCCTTGTCCACGCCCTTGATGGTGCCCTTGTTCTTCGAGGCATAGAAGACGCGCTCACCGGCCTTGTCGCCGTACTCGCTTTTCATGGCCCCCATGATTTTCTTGCCCTTCTTTGTCATCGGCATAACATTCTCCTATTGAGCCAGAGCCTGCACCGCAGTACGCAGGTCCTTGATGTCATCGCGGTTCAGGTTGGTTGTGGTCTCGATCCGAATCAGCGTGTTGTTGATTGCCACCAGTGCCTCGGCCTGTGACATGCCTGAGTCGGTCTCCATCTCTGCGGCGATGACCTCCTTGGCAATGGCCTCGATCTGATCACGGGCCAGCGCATCACTGCCCTGACTCCACACGCCAGTGGCCCAGCCAACCATTCCGGTGACCACCACTGCGATAAACGTCGAGACTGCGGTTGCAATCATCGCCCTCTTGTCCATTAGCTGCCCTCTTTGTCTTTGCTCAGTGCCTTGAGTGCGGCAGCTCGGCGTGCGGCATCAGCTTCCTCCTTCTCTTTTTGCTCGGCCCGGAGTCTGGCCGCTTCCCGCTTTAGTCGCTCAAGTTCTGCCTGCTTGTCTTCGTGATCAGCTTTGAGGGACTCAATCAGGGTCTGCTGTTGTGCGTATCGGTATTCTTGCTGCTCGGCAAGGTCTTCCAGCTCTTCCTTGGAGACCTGAGCCACCACCATCTCGTTGTACTCTTCCTGCGTAACATACACGCCATCTTGCTCCATGGGCGGCGGCGGTGCGGCAGCTGGTGCAAGGTGGGCAAGATCGATCTTCATGGGCCTGTCATCACCGAACTCGAAACCGAAGCTCGCACGTGCCGCTGTCTCACCACCTGAATGACCCATGGCGAACGTGAGGCCAGCATTGTTGTCTCTGTTGAACATGTACGCATAACCAAAGCCGATGGCTGTCTTGCCCTCGATTGTGGCCATGTTCAGGTGCAGGCGTGAGTTCTGGTACTGCGGCAGGTGAGTCTCCATCGCTGCCTGTGCAGCCGCAGCCTCGCGCATGTCTTCGCGCCAATTACGGATGGTCTGGAACTCAGTGCGCGTCTCAGTGATCCACTCAGTGGGAACTTCACCCGGCTCTCCCTGTGGACCTTGCGGACCCATAGGTCCCGGTGGCCCCTGTGGTCCCGGTGGTCCAGCTGGACCCGGTGGGCCTTCAGGTCCGGGTGGGCCAGCTGGTCCCGGTGGGCCTTCAGGTCCGGGTGGGCCAGCTGGTCCCGGTGGACCTTCATCACCCGGATAGGTGCAACCTACCTCTTGGAATCTTGGGTGATTACAGTCTTCCCAGTCCGTTCCATAGGCCAGCTGAATACACGCCAGCCAAAACATCGCGACGAGAAGCAGCCCTACAGCAACCGTTCTTGCTTGCCTTCGTACCACAGCAATCCCCTTATTTTTTCTCGTGTCAAAAACCCCTGCCTCCACAGCTGGCGTAATGCTTTCTGCGCCGTGCTGTATGCGCACGAGTACCTACTGCTCGCTCCCCGAATCGACAACTTTGTACCGGGAGTCAAGTCCTGCATAATCTGATCCGATCTCGCCATCTGTCCAGCCGCCTATATTCGACTGCGGCAACTCAACGTACTGATGAAAATCTTTGAGTGCCAGAGTCACGAAACGACGCTCTCCACTTTCCAGCTCAATCTTTATCCAAATCAGCTGAGAATTTGGCACCGCGCCTCTTGGAAACACCAACTCAGAGGATACCACCTGAGTAGGTAAAAAGCGTTCATTTTTACATACGTGATCCAAGTTTATTTCATAGCCGCGCTTCATCGGTCTGGCACTACCAGCCCCGTTCCTTTCTCGCCCATGATCTCCTGAATCTCTGCTTCAGCAAACGTGCCACGCAACATCGACAAGAACTTGAACACCGTGAACTGGGCCTCGCTCAGCTGCTCTATATCTTCGGGTAGTTCCTCGCCCTCATCGAGATTGAAGTCTGCGCCAAACTCAAGACCAATTTCACCCTCTGGTGCTGGAATGTCTTTGACCATCAGGTAGCACACCCTGTCTTTGCTCTCGCTCACTTCTTTACCTCTTTGTAGTTGCCTTCAATCGCAGCTGGCTTTGTCATGATTCCGACGAAAGACTTCTTCAGCTCTGCCAGCTGTTCTGGTGATGCGTTTTTGAATGGGTTGGTGTGCCCACTGACCAGTTTAAGTTTGTCGTCAAAGATACCGAAATGCCTTCCCATCTGTTGCAGTGCGTTGGCCTTGTCAGACAAGACGTAAGTATATTCCTGTCGCTCGAACTCAACCAGTTCGCCGTCAATTGTGTGCCTGTGATTTCTAAACGTCGTGTTCACCTTCTCGACCACGGCTCGTTGCTCTGGTGTCAACTCTTCAGGTGACTTGTACATCCATGCGCCGGGAATCTGTGGGTCCGGCTTCAGAAAGCTCACCCGGTCCACAAAGGCGATCTTGGAGTACTCGTTGACAACATCGGTAGCCGACTTGTCTGCCACCTCGTTTAGTCTGGCCCGGATGCGCTTGATCTCCGCAACAATCTCTGGGTTCTCCAATAGCTTGTTGCTTTTTCCTTTGGCGTATTTCGCTGTATAGCCAGCACTGAGACAGGCGGCATGTGCGGTCTCGCCCTTGGCATAGAAGCGGCAGAACTCTCGTTGTCTTGGGGTCATCTCAGAAGTCTACCATTCACAGGGACAGATATGTATTTACCACTCATTGATACTTTTTTCACAGTAGGTGTTGACTACTGATTCCATCGGAACTATAGTAGGGCCATCGAAAAGAGGAAGAGGAAATGAGGTTAATCGTACTTTACAACATGGAAAGAACCCGCTTTGGTCGCTGGTTCATGGAAGGATACCCGGCAAAGTTTCATGCCCTTCCTTTCGTCGGACTGATGACCTTCACCGGGCCAAAAGAAAGGCGCTGTGACTCTCTCGTCAAGCACGAGCTGATTCACTACTACCAAGCTCAGCGCGAAGGCTGGCTGATGTGGAACATCCACTACTACCGCGAACTCTGGACTGTCGGCTACATGAATGTCAGTTACGAGATCGAAGCCTACGCAAAGATGTACGAACCGCTCACGGAGGGTGAGCGCAGCTTAATAGGATGAGAACAATGTATAGCTACAGAGATGAAGAAAAGATTGAAGTTGGTGTAGAGGTTTACCTTTTCTACCCCGGTGGTATGGGCAAACGTGGCCGGTATGAAGGGCCACTGAAGATCACCAAAACCACGAAGACGCAGTTCACCGCTGGTGGCGAGCGCTTCATAAAGAGTAACGGTCGCAAGGTTGGAAGCCCATACGGACGTTTCTCACCAAGTGTTCAGATCGCAACAGCAGAGGTGAAACGAGAGGTTACCGAGTTTCGTGCTGAGACCATGCGCCTGAAAGATGCCGCTCGACTGGAAGCCGATTCGGCAGAGAGACAGAGCCGCGAGAAGTACGGCGCGACAGCTATCACCAATGAAGCCATTCAGGATGCGTGCCTGAAACCGCTACGCTCCCTCGCTGAATGTGGTGAGAAAGAGATGAGCAGCCTGCTCGACGCTTTCAAAGACGTGAGCATCGAGAACGATAACTTCTGGAGAGTAGAGGACGCTATCGAGCGCGAGAACCGCAACAACAGCTTCGCGTACGGCAAGGTAATTCGTGACCAAGCGATAACCCTGCACCAGAGCCTTGTTGACCTGATCCTTGAGTTCGAGGCTGGCACGCGCTACGAGGTTGATGGTGTTGAGATTAAAACGGCTGAAGAGCTGGTGAACAAGAAGCTCAGGCGCGTCCTGAGCGAACAGTATCGCAGGTTCTTTGGCTACACGTTCAGCAACAGCGACATCAGCACGGCTGACCAGAGGTTCATCACTACGCTGCGCGAGATACTGGGCGACAGCGAGTACGACGGCCAGCTGAAGCGCATCAAGACAGAAGAGGTGGCGTGATGAGTCAACAAACGGAACTGGGGCTTTACACCGACGCTGATACTGAAACTATCCGGTTTGAGCTGAATGGATGTAAGTACCAAATTAAACGCGACACGTCGCGTCAGCCCCTGATGCCGCAGTGGTACGTGCAGCGCATGTCCGATCTGCGAACAACTAAACGCTACTACTCGTGGCCAGACGGAGCGTTCTCCGCAGTGTTCTGGGGCCGGTGTGGCTGGGAAGACTAAACGAGGAAACGATCATGATGACAAAAGAGACGGTGCTGTCCGGGGCTAACCACCCCGGCACAGAGTTGGAGATTCTTGAAACTCCAGCTGGAGCCTTTTATCTCGGCTTCCGTGATGAGGACGGACTGCCATATTCGCGGGAGTCTGTTTACTTTGGTGACCGGGCTTCAGCGTTTCAGGTTTTAGAGTACATGAGGTCATGAAAATCATGTTCACTAAAATCATGTTCACTAAAGAGGATTTAACCATGAACAGCAAATATAAAATTGTACTGCTTCCTATCGAGGTTCCCGAGGGGCCGTACTGCTGGAAGGGCGACACGCCCTGCGAGTACTTCGATAACTACGGTGGCCATGGCCGCTGCACGATACCGGGAATGTATGTGCGTGAAGAATCGAAAGGGTCTTGGAACATTCTCAAAGACCCGAAATGTGCATCAGCAGAAGGAAAACAGTTATGAGTCACAAAGAGAAAATCGCTGAGGGTCGTGACAACAGTCAGCGCTTGCATCGAACCATGACCAGTTATGGTCTGAGCAGGCGCTGGGTTGCCAAAGCGCTCAAGGTGCGTCTGTCAACGGTAACGCGATGGTTACAGCCAGAGAACAGCCCTTCTTATCGAGCAATGTCTGACTCGTATTTGAAGCTGCTGGAGTATGCGATCAACGACCCCGAGAACGGTCAGCTGTACCGCAACCCACCCGATCCAGAGGGGGAGCTACCACCACGACCTTAACAGTAAGTGTGAATTTTTTATCATTAGGTGTTGACTTCCTTTGGAACATCACCGATACTTAACGAACTGAACCGCTGGGCTGTCTGGCGGTAATTTGGAGAAAAACAATGAAACGTGGAATGACACTCGAAAGCCTTCTCACCACCGTGGTCGAGCAACGCAAGACGAAGCGTGACTTCGTAGCCAATACCAAGGAATCCATTGCCATGGTTGACGCTGCCGACATGCCCAATCAGGTTGCTATAGTGCTGCGCAAGGAAGGTTCAGCTGAGTTGGAACGGTTCTCAATTACTGAGAACTGCCACCGTCAAATCGCTGGTCGGCTTCAGATTCCTTGGAAGTATTACGACCGACTGCTGGCCGATCACCGTGACTTGGTGATCTCTCAGGTCAACGCCCTGTTTGAGCGTGAACCCCAAACACGCTTGCTGCGCACTCTGGATGGCAAGGCTCGCGCCTTCCTGTCTGACCGCTACAAGGTGCTGGACAACGATCAGGTTCTGGAGCAGGTTTTGCCGCCGATAGTCCATGGCGACATCCAGTCCCAGCTGCTGTCCTCGAACATCACTGAGAACAAGATGTTCATGAAGGTCTTGTTCACTGACGACTCGCTGGCACAAGAGATCGGTACAACTCGTAATGGCACCCCTGACATCGTACGTCCGGGTGCTATCGTTGAGAACTCCGAGACTGGCCTTGGATCAATGACGACGAAGGGTTTCTTCTACCGCGACTTTTGCCTTAACGGCTGCGTATTCGGTATGACGGAAATCTTCAGCACGAAGCGCATTCACCTCGGTGGTAAGTTGGTTGCCAACGGTGAGTTCGAGGTTTTCTCGGACGAGACCAAGCGTAAGCAAAACGAGCTGATCATCGCTGAGGTCACTGACACCATGACCGCGCTGACAAACCCTGAGAACGTCCAGAAGATGGGCGATGCCTTGCGAGCCACCAAAGAGGGCACACAGGTGAAGAACGCCTTCGCTGCCGTCGATCAGCTGGCCAAGGAAGTTCCGGTTCGTGACTCTGAGAAAGAGTCGATCATCGAGAACCTGTTGTCTGATGGCGACATGACTCGTTGGGGCATGTTGAACGCTGTCACCAAGGTTGCCAACACGGATGCCGTCGATTACGAACGCGCCTGCGAGTTGGAGAACATCGGTGGCCAGCTGCTGGACATGCAGATGAGCCAGTGGAACCGCATAGCCGTCGCAGAAGCGGCATAACCTAACGGGGTGCCTAGAGTTGGCTTAAATGAGGCTCTGTGACAAAGCTGCAACCTCAGCCCTTTTTTTTAACTGGAGAAAAACAATGTCAAAAGACCCACATCAATACGCAGCAAAGCTACTTGATCGGCTCATAAACCTTGATCAACAGGTCCATGGAGCCTTCTACGAGATGGGGCAGATTCTCTCTGCCATCGCTCACGGCAAGCTGCACGATATCCTTGGCTACGAATCGACAGGTCATCTGATTGACGAAGAGCTGTCGTTCTCGAAGTCTCAGGGCTACCGATACCTGCATACCTTCAGGCACTTCAAGCGGCTCGGATATAACAAGACAGAGGCGCTGGACCTGATCAACGATTTCAGCTTCACGCACATGGCGAAGTATCTGCCCACCGCTGACCAGAAGGTTGGCAAACGGGCTATCAGCAACGCCATCGCGAAGCAGATCGAGCAGGGCAGGCAGATCAACTTCCAGCTGAAGCAGAAGGACCTTGAGCTGCTGAAGAGGGTTCTAATCTCTCTGGGTGCAGAAGACCGTGAAGGCAGGCTAATGAACAGCTCCGAGGCGCTAATGGCGCTTGCTCGGGAGTTCGACCGCAGGCCAAAACTGAAAGCTGTAAGCTGAAAAAAGGGGGGCAGCGTTTGCTGCCCCCTAATCAGTAGGTTTTGAAGAATAACAATGAATGGCATTGGCCAGACCCACTGACTATCTCACAATCTCCACCCGGACACCATACTCTGCTTCAACCATGGCTCGCCTGAGCCGGGAAGCGTTAGTATCCATCCCCTTCACGTCCTCAACGTGCTTCTTGCCTCTATCATCAATGAACTCGAAGTCAGCCTTGTAGCTGGCCCTGCGACCGTTCGGATAGCGCTCAGATCGAATCAGGACATCCCTGCCACCACACTTCAGCCAGAACTTTGGCTGTAGTTTCAGGTCACTGATCTTGCCGCCCTTCTCCAGCGCTTTCAGCTCGCAATAGCGTTCGTATTCTCTTATTGAGTCGAAGGTGTGTCCGTCGAACTTGACCTTTTTGTTGTAGTACTTGGCTGGCTTTTTCTGTGCTGCTCTTCCCACCTCACTGCCTCCGCAAAAATGTTGTATGGCAGCTGGTTGTTCACCCAGATGAGGTGGTCCCATTGCCTGCCGAAATCCTTTTCCCAGCTCTCAACCCCATACCCGGAATCGATGCCAGAGTTTCCAGTATGGTACACGGCATTGAGTGGTATCTGTAGGAACGGGTTCTGTTTCTGCCCTACACCTACGTGCCAGCCCATGTCTTTCATGGACCCACCGTGGCAATGGTGCAGCGTGACAAACGGGCTGCGCGAGACGGCACACCGCAGCTGTCTCAAATACTTCTCGTGCTTACTAACCGACACCATCCATCTTAACTCGCACGAACTCCCCAATCGGAATATGGTAGCACTGCTCGATGTCTTTTTTGTCGTTTCGGTCACGCCTTCCACCTTCAGCGACCCACCAGTTTGCGGTTGACCCCTCGTCCAGTTGTCGCCACCAGACTCCATCACCCTCCCACCGAACGATAAGAAACACCGGCAACGGGTGCCAACGCTCTATCAGGCCATCTACCTTAGCTTTGCTAATCATGTAGGTTGTGTAATCGCTCCTGCTGCACGTCCTGCACTTGATCTCACCAATCGCCACACGCTCGCCACTGCGCCAGAACGATACATCTGGTGAGTAATCATCTATCTCCTTCACCTTCTTGTACGTGCAGTTCATATTCAAACAAAAGATTTTTGCCACACCGTCCTCATTAGTGCGGTCGCCTTTTGTCTCATACCTTGGCATCAGTATTCACCCTGCCACATCAGGAACGGTCGCCTGACCTCGTTGTGAAAGCGCTCTGCCAGCCTCTCATCTTTGTCCAGCTCAGACCGAGACTGGATGTCCAGATAACAATACAGCCACAGCCTTGCCGTGTCTTCGTCGTAGTCGCCGGGAGCCTGTGGGTTGATCTCCCCAAGGTAACACCAGAACCCCTCGTTCTTACACAGCATCGCGGCGGCGTAGCTGGGGCGCTCTGAGGGCCGCGTACTCTGCTTCTCGACCCGATCCCTCACCTTCTGATCAATAATCTCTTCGTCGTCGTCCAGCTCCACCAGAGAGATGATCAGAGGCTGTTTACGACCGATGCCATCGAACGGATGGCCCAGCAGGTCACCACATAGCCAGAACTTCGCTGTGTGGCCGTTGGTCTGGCTGTCATTCCACCCGGCCAGCATCACCTCGTCTTCGTACAGCAGGTGCATGAGCGCGTCCTTCGCGTACGTCTGGCACACCATCATAAAGCGTGTCCCGGCTCTGCCCTTACGGCGCTTCGTGAACGCATGGAACGGGTTGCGCCTGTCCTCTGCGTCCTTGTCCATGGGCAGCTTGAAGGTCACGGTGCTGCCGTTCTCGTCGTTCCAGTCTGCTCTGGCCATGGTGACCTTGCCTGTCCATGCAATGCTCACTGCTTCAGCTCCTTCAGTGCTTTCTTGTCGCTCTTTTTAATCCACAAGCGCACAATATCCTTCGCTATTCTGTAGTCCTTCATTTCGCGCACGTGATCGCCAAGCGAGCCTTCGTCTTCGTACATCCCTTCACCCATCCATGGGTCCCAGTCGTCACCATCACGTCCATTACAGACAACCAGCAGAATTGCCAGACGGTCAGCCAGCATCCTGATCCTAGTGTCAGCTACCAGCTGCACTCTGTCCTGTGTTTCGTTTTTCATTGTTAATCTTCTCCATTTTTTTTGCATACGCTATGTTGCGATGCCTGATGTATGCCTTCACCTCACCGTTCGGCTCCGAGGCTGGCATATCTTTATAGTAGTTCGGCCACACTTTGAATTTTGATTTGAATGTGTGCGCAACCCAACCTTCCTTCTTTCCGTTTAGCTCCGCGTATCCCTTCAGCATCGAGAACCAGTGCCGCTTCTCGTCCGTTGTCCAAACCTTCTTCTTTGCTGTTTTGCGTTTCTCTGCCCTGACCTCCATCAAGTCGCCTGAGCGAGACTCCACGTACTTGCCGTACTTCTCTGGGGTGTGCCCACAATGAGGACATACCAGTTGTCCGGTATAAACCGTCGCGCACTTCACGCATGTGATAGGCTTTCTTTCATCGAAGTCTTTTTGTCGGTCTGCTTTCGACGTGTGTAACGCCTTGCCCTCTTCGAGAACCCAGTCATGCTCATCTTGGATGAAGCCGTGTTCGTAGACGTTACCGCTATGGTCGAGGATGAAGCAGTCTTTCTTGTTGTCGGCTACTCGCAGGGTACGGCCACCCATCTGGAGATACAGGCCAAGATTCTTCGTAGGCCGCGCCAGAATATTACAGCTCAAACTCGGCTCATCGAAGCCCTCGGTAAAGACCGCATAATTGCAGACAACCTGTATATTGCCTACCTTCAGGTCGGCTATGATTTGCTTTCGATCTTCCAGCGACGTGTCTCCATCTACGTGCGCTGCTTTAGCCCCTGCCTTGGCGAACTCGTCGCGCAAGTGAATCGAATGTTTGACCCCAGAGGCAAATACTATAGTTGGCCTGTCATGAGCAAGCCGATGCCAGTGTTCAACGATACCACCGACCAATGAGCGCTTATCCATTGCGCGTTCGAGTTCCCTTGGGTCGTAGTCTCCACCCTTCACTTTCACGCCAGTCAGGTCGGTTATGTTTGGCGCAAACGTGACCGGCTCGCAGAGGTAGTCATGCTCGATCATCCAAGCAATGCTCGGCCCCTTAACCATGTAATCGTACACGTGACCCAGACCTTTGCCGTCTCCACGGATGGGTGTAGCCGTCAATCCAATGACGACATCTTCACCGTAGTGGTTGATCAGAGTGATGTAAGTCGGTGCAAGACTGCGGTGAGCCTCATCAACGATAATTATGTCCGAGTTGGGAAGGGGCAGCTTTTCCGTTGTGATACATCTGGCACGGATAGTGTCGATACTGGCCACCTGACAATCCGCTGCGCCGTATGGGTATTCACCGGCCATAAGAATGCCGTGGTCAACACCGAAATTAACCAGCTTGTCGGCACACTGGTAGATAAGCTCGCGGCGATGGGCGAGAAACATCGAACGACGCATCTTCTCCGCAGCAAGTTTTACGATCTGAGCTGCGATGACTGTCTTGCCACCCCCGGTCGGAACCACCACGAGTATCTTGCGATACCCCATGCCGATGGCTGACCTCACCTGATTGATGATGTCCCACTGCCAGTCCCATGGTGTGATCATTTCAGAAAGCCTTGTTCGCGCTGACGGCGAATCTTCTCTTGCATGTAGGCTTTCTTTCCGGCTGGTGTGCGCCGGTATTTATTCACGCTGCGCACGAAAGACCGGTATCCCTTCATCTCGACCAGACCCTTCTTGACCAGACGGCGAGCGGTGCCGCTGTGATGGCTCGCATCCCACGCACCGAAGTCCATTGGCTTTAGCCACTCAGTATCTGAGAGCTGCCATAGTACCTCGAACTGATTGTCTGTTAGTTGCTGCAAGCGTATCTCCCGCGCACGTGGCCTTCCCACCCCAGCGTGGCGCAAAGCGACGACTTACGGTTTAGGTCTCCCACCTGTTCTCCCCACCGTATGGTCGTGGTCACCGGACGCGAGTTCAGGATGTGAGTTGCGGTCACGCCTGCATCCAACACCGACTGGTGGAGATGCTTGACTTGTTTAGACAGGGCAGTGTGGTAGGATTGCCTTGTCTGATGTTTCGCCGGTCAAGCATCAACATCAGATTTGAAGCCCCACTTGCGTCTCTGCGGTGGGGCTTCGTTATTTATACTACTTGTCGAATATCTCTTCAACCGTCATTGGGTAATCATTGCGCTTTGCGTACTCGACTATCTTCAGCGCAGCTGGCCCACGCGGCTTCGACTTCCCTTCGGTCTCCCAAACCCTGAGCGTGTCCACGTTCACACCCAATAGCTCAGCAAACTCGTGCCTGTCCATCCGTAACTCTTCACGAAAACGACGTATTGTGTTGGGGTGCGGTGGCTTTGCGTCTGGTCGTAAACTCGGGCCGTAGGGGTCTGCCATCACAGTTGCTCTCTCTTATTTCTGTTTATCGGTGAGGGATGAAACTTTACCACTGAGTGTTGACTTTTACCAGCTCTCAGGCATACTACTCTGACGAACCGTACTGGCTGTCAGTACGCAATAATCAGGAGAGAACTATGGCACTCACGCCAGAGCAGCTTGAACAGCGACGATCAGGTATTGGTGGGTCAGATGCAGCCACCGTGCTGGGACTCAACCCATTCACCACGGCCTACGAGCTTTACCTTGACAAGATTGGTGAAGCGCCACCCGAAGACGAAGATTTTTTGAAAGAGTCTCGCTACTGGGGCAGCGTTCTCGAAGAGCCAGTATGCAATCGTTACGCTGAAGAGTTCGACTACAAGATTCAGCGAGCCAACCAACTCATCCGCTCCAAAGAACACCCATTCATGATAGCCAACATCGACCGAAAGGTCGTTGGCCTGAAGCAATTGCGCATAGGGTTTGAAGCTAAAACCGCAGCTCGTCCTGATGGCTGGGGCGAGTCAGGCAGCGCAGAAATACCACCGTATATCATGCTCCAGTGTCAGCACTATCTGGCTGTCACCGGCTACGACTTCTGGGACTTGGCGGTGTTGATTGGCAATAGGGATTTCCGTACTTACAGGATTGCCCCGATTCATGACATGATCGATGAGCTGGTCGCAGCTGAGCAAGAATTCTGGGACCGCGTTGAAAACCGTGTCGCTCCAGAACCTCAGTGGCAATCAGCAGCAACGACACGCCTGATAAAGAACCTCTACCCCGGCACCAACGGTCAGGTAGTAGAGCTACCTACTGTTGCGCAAACATATCAGGACGTACTGAAAGATGCTCAAGAACAAGCGAAACTATTCAACGGTGTTATCGACGGCTGCAAGAACCGCATCGCTATGCTCATGGGAGAAGCCGCAGTCGGAATCCTCCCAGATGGATCGGCCTACACCCGCAAAGAACAAAAGCGTAAGGCTTTCGAGGTTCCAGAGACCACCTTCATTGCTACCAGACACACCACAAAGCTCCCAGTGGCTGCGACCAAAGCAATCGAAGAAGGGACCTTAATCAAGATCGAGAACAACTCGTGAGCAGGTTCCCGGTAACGATTAACGACGACGGCACGGTGCAGTGGCACGGCGTTGATACCGGCAAGACCAAGGTGCTGGCTATGAGTTCAGACCCAAAGCTGATCGCCCTGCATATAGCTGGGCACAGCTTCTGGTCCGGGCGATGCCAGCATTACGCAAACGCGGAGATCGTGGTGCATAAGTATGAAGATGGGCCAAACCCTCGCAAGATATTTTTAGTTGAGCTGTTCGGCGTAATGAGCTGGCCAGCACGAGGCGACAAGTGGACACCAAAGCATGGAGAAGAACTATGAATGCTACACAAAGAATCGAAGACATCACCAAGCGTATCGCAGCAACCAGTGACCTGAAGAAACTGGAGCGCCTGTGCGGAGAACTCAAGGCCGCATGTCATCAGCTTGAAGGTGAGATAAAGAAATGACTACCAACAAAACATGTAAGGCGAAAGCCAGCGCAACCGGCAAGCAGTGCAAGCGCAAGCCCGTTAAAGAGGGCTACTGCAAACAGCACTATGAACAGCTGCATCCGCAGACTAAAGAGCAGACGATTGTTGAGGCGGCGGCTGAGGCGGCGGCTGATGATTCCACAGAGAACTATCCGCTCGACACGACCGAGGCCACCAGCGGTGGTGACGTGTATCAGGTTGACCTGACTGCACACTCACCGGAGTTCCAGAAGTTCGAGATCGCCAAGCGCATCGCACACACGCTGGCCAACTCAAACCTCGTACCCGATGCCTACCGTGGTCGAGCCAACGATTGTTTCGTAGCGATCAATATGGGTGCAGAGATCGGCCTTGAGCCGTTCTCAGCTATCCAGAGCATCGCTGTGATTGACGGAAAGCCCTGCCTGTATGGCGACGGTATGATTGGTGTTGTTCGCGCATCCCCCCTATGCGAATGGATCAAAGAGACGCTCTCCGATGATGGTAAAACTGCAACGTGTGAGACCAAGCGCAAAGGCGAACCTCACACCGTGACGGCGACGTACTCTATGTCCGACGCGATGCAGGCAGGCATTGATTCCAAGTTCAACTGGAAGAAACACCCGAAGCGGATGCTACAGATGCGAGCGCGGTCGTACTGCTTACGTGACGCATATCCCGATCTGCTGA